CCTTTTTCAGAGTGTCCAGTTGCGCCGCGTCGAGGGCGAACGCCTCGCCGCCGAGCTTCTTAGAATAGAGCTTTTTCATTTGTGCGACCTCCTCAATCGTTCGACTCGCTGATAACGGCTATTTTTGCGAGGGCGGACGTTTGCGCCCACTCCTCGGCGAGAATACGGGAGCTCCGCTCGAACTCCTGCGAGAGCGCGGCGAAAGCGTCCTCGTTCCTGTCTTTGACCGCGCTCCACATTTCCTTGTGGACTTTCTCAATGTCGGTGTGCATCTGCTTTGTGCGCTCGATGCACTCTTTTAACTCCGCCCATGCCTCGCGGTCAGAGGCGAAGCCGCGCCCGCGTTCCTCCATTGTGCCGGAGACGGCCTCCGCGACGGCGGCTTGTAGGTTTGCCATAAGCCGGACTCTCGAACTCGTTTCGCTCATTGTGTTATTCCTCCTTTATTTCCCCGCCTCGATAGCTCGGAGCGGACTTTCGTCGCTCATGCCTTGCATGAGAGCCCCCATTTTGAGAGCCTCCTCGCGGCTGATTTCCTGCGGCTCTACGTCTGCGCGTATTGCAAAGATACGGTGCTTTTGAATGTAGGCCGCGAGGAAAGCGTCCTTTTCTTTCTCCCAAAGCCTTTTATAGAAATCGAAAAGATACTCAATTTCCACCTTTTCGGCGGGAGTGCAATCCGCGCCGAGTTGAGTTCTAACCTTGCGCCCGCTCGCGGTATATACGAGCTCGTAGGCGTAGCCGCCCGTGACCTTGTAGACCACTTGCCGGAGGATTTTCTTTTCCTCCCCGCCGTGATATGTGAAGTCGTGGCGGACGCGAGTCTCCTCGTCGAGCTCCTCCTCCGAAATGCCGTATTTCTTCATCATGCGAGCAAGGAGCTTTTCGGCGTTCTCTGCCTCGCCGCCGACTCCGTGCTCGGCAAGCGCGCGGACTTTCTTCAATAATGCCGTTTTATCCATTCTCGCGGCTCCTTTCCAGTTTTGGACACCATGCCGGGATATACGGGTCAAAGCGTTTCACGCCGACGACGCGCCCCTTGCATCTGCCGGGAGCAAAGCACCGATAGGAGATAATGTCTTTCGCCCACGGCTCCGTAACAACGTGCTCGCACCCCTCGCAAGTATGGGAAAAATCGGCGTTCATTTCTCTACCTCCGCCGCCGGGAGGCCGAGCCACCATAGCGGATTGTCCCGCTCCGGGCGGCGGCAGTCGTCGCAATCCGCCGCCGAGCACGAGGAGCAATAGAGCCGGTGAAAAGCATCGCCCCACGGCGTTTCAATCGCCGGGAGAGCCCGGAGGAGGCTTGCCAGCGCCTCCGGGCTCTCCGTGACTTTCTCGAAAACGTTCATTCCGCCGCCTCCGCCGTCCTGCTCGCCCTGCTTGCCTCAATAGAGGCCATCTGACGAAAGTAGAAAATTCGGTTGAAATAATACTGTGTAAAGAGAAAACCGTCCTCGAGCCTTACCTCGTACCCGAGCTCTCCCGTGAAAAAGTTGCTCAAAGCCGCGTATCGCGTTTCGAGGCACTCGAGAGCTTTCAACTTATCCGCCGGGCTCAAATTGCCTTTTCCTTTTGAGATTTCCGCCGCCTCCGCCGCGTACTTTTGGAACTTGTCGAGGAACTCCGTAAAGATTTCCTCCGCCGTATCGAGATGCTTTGTGTTCTTGATTTTCAACATGGTATGAGTAACCCCCGTTTCTTTATTGAGCCGCTTTCCGACGGCCTCTATTTCGGTACGACCGATTTACTCGAGCCTCCGCTACCGCCGCGCTATACCCTTGACGAAAGCGGGAGTCCGTTTCCCCGGTCTTGCCTCGCTCGAGCTCGCGGTATATGGTCGCTTGGCACTTGCCGACGCGCTCGGCAATCTCGCCCGGCTTTGCGCCCTTTGCGTACATTTCCTCGATAATCCGCCGCTCCTCGAGCTTTAAGCACTCGTATTTCATAACCTCGCCTCCGTTTCTGCGTAAAAAAATAAGTGCGTCGGAGCTTATTAGCTCTTTCGCACTTAATGATAAACGCCACAGGCGCAAATGTCAAGTATTTTGTGCGAAAAAGATAGAATAAATTTTTGAGCGTTCACGCCGCCCTGTCAAATGCTATCTTGAAAGCCTCCGCCGAGGACATAAAGCCGAGTATTTCTCTCGGGTAATCATTGAGCCACGTCTCGACGCGCTTAACCTCCGCCGCCGTCACCTTGTCGAAGTCCGTCCCTTTCGGGAACTGCCGCCGTATCATGCGGTTAATATTCTCGTTCGTGCCGCGCTCACAAGAGCTATACGCATGGCAGTAATAGACCGTCGTCCGCTTTGCATCCTTGCGCCGGGCGCTCCGCTCGATGCCGTCAGCATCCGCGAACTCGGAGCCGTTGTCTACGGTTATCGTTTTGAATATCCGATAGAACGCCGCGCCGTAAATACGCTCGAGGCGGTCTAAAGCCGCGACGACCGTTTCGGCGCGCCCGTCCTTAATGCGGATAATGATTTCCCGCCGCGTTACCCGTTCGGAGAGGACGAGGAGGCGAGCTTTCGTCCGCTTCTTTCCGACGACGGTATCCATTTCCCAATGTCCCGGCTCTTGCCGCTCGTTGATATAATCCGGCCTCTGCTCGATGCTCGTCCCGCTCGATGCGCGAGACTGCTTTTTCCGTATGGTCTTGTGCTTCTTCTTGCGGTCGCCCTTTTCCGGGAGGTCTTGATTTGTGAGCGTGAGGAAAACGCCGTCCTCGACGTACTTATAAATCGTCGCACGGCAAAAGGTTATTCCGAAGTGCTTATATTTTTCCTGCTTGAGTAGAGCGCACACCGCCGCCGGGGAGTAATCCTCGTTCCCGATTTTGTCCTCGATGAACTGCGCGGCGGCGTGGTTTTTCCCAATCTTGAGCGGAGCTCCTTTCGCGGAGAGTCCCTCTTGATACCTCGCCTCAGCGATTTCCGGGCTATACCGCTCCTCTGTCGTGTAATCGGAGTTTAGATGCTCATACGTCCCGCGCTTGAGCTCGCGGTAAACGGTGCTGATATGTACGCCCAATTCCTCGGCGATTTCCTTTTTCGAGTGTCCATGCTTGAGCATCGTCTCGAGCTTGATACGGCTCGTCCAATTCAGTTGCTTATATGTCCGCTCTCCCATCGTAAAGCCCTCCGTATATAGATAAAGAGGGACGGTTTCCCGCCCCTCTTGGTTACTGCGACAAGAACTCCTCTATCGCTTTTTTGATAATCTGCGCTTGAGATACGCCCTCCGCCGCGCACTTTGCTTTGAACGCCGCCGCCGTCTCTTTCGGCACGGACGCTACAATCTGCGTATATGTCTTTTCGTTATAGCGGCGCTTTACCGCCGTCGAGGTCGTAGTCTTCCGTTTACCGTCCGCCACGTTAAAATACCTCCTTGCACATGATATACAGCTTGACCGCCTCCGCGTCCGGCACGGTCTCTTTCTTTATTCTGTACTGAACGGATACCCCGCCGACGTTTCTCTCGACTTTCCACTCATGCGCGAGTTCCGTTACGGTGTACTCCCGCTCGCCCTTTTTGATAATCATATATAGCCCTCCTCATTCCTCCGCCGGTTTGAAAAAAACTTTATTTCCTCGCCGGTAGATTTTTCCCTCGCAAACGTAGTCGGCAAATACCGGCTTTCCGTCCGAGCGCTTTTCTTCCTTGATAGTGTGCTTGTAAAAGCGGTATTTCCATTCCTTTTCTCCGCAAGATGCGTCCCCGGCCTTTGCCTCCCGCCATAGTTTATAGAGCTCCCCGAGGGTGTCAACATCCGTCTCGTCTATGTCGTCGTCGCCCGGCATATAAGCACCCATCGAATAATAGGACGTTGACGAGCTCTCGAACTTGACGAAGATTTTCCCGTTCCACTTCTGCACCGTGTGCGTGTATCCCATAATAGCCCTCCTTATTTGGCACTTGTTTTTTTCGCTCGTGCTGTTATAATAGGACTTACGGGAGGGACGGTTTCCCGTCCGCTCCCCGCCTCGGCTTACTTGCCGGGTTTAGCCTTGCTCGGTTTTGGCTTTACAAGGGTGATTGTAACCTTGACTCGTTCCACCGTGTCGTTACGTTCAACCGCTTTCGCCAATTCCTGCAAGGCTTTTTCTATGTTGTCCATAGCTTTTCTCCTTTCCTTTAGGATGTACTCATTATATCATACTACTATTAGTATGTCAATAGAGCGAAACGAAAAAATGCAAAAATAATCCCCGGCGAGGAGCCGGGGATTTACTCTATTCCGAGGAGCCAAAGGGCAGACACGCCGAGGACGCGAGCAAAGACGGGTATCTCGTAATCGGGAATAAACCGCGTCCCGATTTCGATACGGCTTATCGAGTCCCGCTCCATTGTCACGCCCTCGACCTGCACCCGCGCCGCGAGGTCGCTTTGTGAGAGCCGGAGTTTTAGCCGTGCCTCGCGGATGCGCTCGCCGCTTATATTCTTCTTTCCCTCAAAATCATATATCCGCAAGCTCTCGCCTCCCGTGTGTTAATGTTCTGCATTTTTCTTGACTTTAGCACATAAGCAACGCATAATTGTGTTAAAGGTCAGCAGACCGAAAAAATAGGAGGGAGTTACTCATACCATGAAAAAGCATATTGTTACTTGCGTGAAGTGCGGGAGGCAGTTCGACGCGAACGAGGGAGGCGCTTATTATCCCGAGTCCCGCCGCTATGTCTGCAAGCGTTGTGTAGATAAACAGAAGTCCGAGCAATCGGATAGAGAAAAAGCTCGCAAGGCGGAGGAGCGCAAGGCAGAGGCAGACGAGCGCGAGCGCGTTACGGGTATGCGGCAGTCAAAGGCCGCTATGCTCGTAAAGATTGTCGTCGGTGTTTTGTTCCTGTTCGCCGCCGTCTCGCTCGCCGCACAAGGGAACATCTCCTCTTTCGTGTGCGGGCTCGTTATCGGCGGCGCGCTGGTCGCATGGGGGCTCGTGCCGTATCTGAAAGCGAAAAGCGGGAGGCGGTGAGCTATGTTTGTCAGCTTCTCGAAGCGCCTAAAGTCAATGAGCGGTTTCCGGCTCGGAGTCGGCCTCCGGCTGACTCGGCGTAATTGTTGGTACTTCCTTTTCGTTTTGGTGCTCGTCGGCTGTTTCTATTTCTGTTGGTATTCCGTGTTGGCTTGCGGATGGATGCTTTACGGCCTGTTCTACGGCCTTTATCTCATGTTCAAGTATGCGGCAATCGGAACAAAAAAGCTATATACGTGCATTAAAGGAGAAATAACGCACATAAAGCACTAAAAGCGTAACAAAAAAGCGGGCGAGGCCATAGAGCCCCGCCCGCTTTTTCTGCACGATTATACGTCGGAAAGATTGCCGAGAGCGCCCGCCGCCTCGAGTGCGCGGTAGATGATGCAAGCGACGGCCTCGCGGGTAATCGGCTGTTGCCAGCCGAAATTACCGGCTCCGTCGCCGTTGAAAATGCCCTTGCGCTTGCAGTATTCCGCCGCTTCTTTCGCCCACGCGGAGGGCGTGTCGCCGGTATCGGCGCAAGAGGTCAGTTGCTTTCTTGCCTCGTTAATATCCATGTCGAAATCCTCCTTGTTGTCCGTTTTGGTGTAGTACGCCGGGAGGCCGAAGCCCCGGAGATACTTTCCGTTTACCTCGAGCGTCCGCTCCTTGACGCTGTTCGAGAAATTCCCCTCAATGACCTTGAGAACGCGCCCGCTCACGCTGGACACAATTCCCACATGGTCGGCGGCTCCCCGGTCGTCGCCGGAGCCGGAGTCCTGCCAGTCGTAGAAAACCACGTCGCCGGGCTGTGGCGTGATACTCTCGTCCTCCTCCCAGCGGCTCACCGCATGAGAGCGATAGAGGGAAATCATAGCCTCGCACCCACACTCGAGCGGCATAATGTCCGAGAGGCCGCATTTGATAGCGACGGCGGAGACGAACGTCGCGCACCATGCGTCCGTGTACTTGACGGCGTACCCCCGAGCGAGCGGCTTGTGTGCGTTGTAAAGGTCGATGATTTCCCGGTGAGAGCCGTCCCGCTCGTTCTTCCCGAGCCACGCCCTCGCCGTCGAGACGACGAGCTCGCGTACCTGTTGCTCCGTCACGGTTTAGCCCTCCTTTGTGGTCTTGTCTACCGCGTCGCTGATTTTCTGCGTCTGCGTTCCGAAATAGAACGCGATAACGACCGTGTAGACCGTCATAAACTCTTGGCTCGTCTGCCCGGTAATGGCGAGGTACGCGAATACCCCGGAGAGCAAGAGCGTGACGAGGCTCTTTACGCTCAAGAGAGCGCCGAGCCGCTTTACGATGATTTCTTTCATTTTGCTACCTCCTTTAGCAATCTCGTTTTGTTGCCGTGTCGTATGTAATTCCGCCGGTCGTGTTCTCGGCCTTGCTCTTATTGAGCGAGAACGAGAGCACGGTAGCGGTCGCGGCCTGTAAAAAGGCGATAAGGGCGGTCAAATACGGGAGGCTCCCGGTGTAGTTGTTCGCTACGGAAATCCGGCAGAGGTCGAGCGTCGTCATGGTCGATTTGTAGTCGATATAGAGGACGGCATAAACGAGGAGCTTTGAAAAGGAGAGATACCCCTTTGCAAAGCTCCATACCTCGAGCGCCCATTTTTTGAACTTCCGCCGCCGCGCCGCGCCTTTGCGGGCGGTCATTATCCGTCCTCCCGCGCCTCGCGCCCCTCGAGCCTGTCGATACGATGATGCGCCGACTTTGCCGAGCTCTCCACCGCCGACATACGCTCCGCCATGCCGATATAGCGCGCGTCCTGCGCGTCCTGCTTGCGCTCGATACGGTCGATGCCGCCTTTAATGTACCCGATTTCGGTCAACATTGTTCCGGCCTCTTTGCCCTCGCTCTCGCTGTCCTTTTTCGAGTTCCTATGAAAAGCGGCATAGCTTAACACGCCGCCGAGGATAGTCCCGAGGACTCCTATAATCGCTCCTACATAGTCCATTCTTAACCTCCGTTATAATTCGTAATAATCGAGTTTAACGGTCTGCTTTCCCGGCAATATGGGACACCCCCGAACGTGGTAAATCTCCCCGTCAACGATAACGCCCTCGCCCTCCGCCTCCGTGCATACGACATAGAGGCCGGGAGCGTCAAGCCTCACCCACAAGAGAGACTCCCGCCGCGCTATGATTTCGCCGTCGAGCTCGACCGTGTAGACCGCCGCGCTCATTCGGCGACCTTTTTCCAGCCGTCGGGATACGCCTCGGGAGTCCATACGTTGTTATCGAGCAAGGACTCGTAAAGCACGTCGCCCCAATAACCGCGCTCACCCTTGGAGAACGCGAGCCCCGCCGTAATGGTCGCCGGGATAATCCTCGCGCCGTTTTTATAGAGCACGTCCTCCCACAAGCTCGGCGCGGCCTCCGGCGTGTTTTCCGCCGTGTCCCACAAGTCCACCGCCGCCCGCTTGAGCGCACCTTTCCAGTTGATACGAGTCCCGGACTTGACGAGCGCCCCGCCGCCGGTGAGCGCCGGATAAAGCTCGACGGCTGTCGAGCCGTCCTTATCGTCGAGCCCGGCTCCCGCCGCCTTTTCAATCATAGCGCGGAGCTCCCGCGCCCTCTGTACGGTAATCATTCCGCCGCACCCCCTAACAGAATATCGAGAACTTTATCATTCTCGGCAAGCATGAGCGTACCGCTCACATTTTCCACGGAGCCGACCGGCTCGATACCGAGGAGCCCGCCGTCGGCGAAAGCGTAAACGAAGTCCTCGAGATATGTCGTCGTCTCGCCCGTCTCCTCGTCCTTGCGGTCGATTGCCGTCTTGATGCAAAAGCCCTCGGCCTCCGCCTCGTCGCACGGGACATAGCACCCGTTTTCGTGTAGGCGGACATAGACAACGGTATCGGAGTAGCCGACGACCTTTCCGCCGCTTTTGATAGCATACATACGTTATCCCTCCATTTTCGGCAGCTCTCCGAGCCGCTTTTTATAAAACTCCTCGAGTTCCTGCGTGTTCATCGTGCGGAGGAGGTTTTTCCAATACAGATTTTCCGCTCCCGCCCATTTCTCCGGGTCGAAGTCCGACGCGCCCTCGTGCTTGCCGTAATAGTGATAGAGGCCGTCGAGCATCTTTTGACGATACGCGCCCTCCGGCGTGTTCGGTCTGAAATGCTCCCATCCGTTTTCAGACGTTGCGGCGCAAATCTTCCGCCCGTCGGCGGCAAAGAGAAATCCGTCCCGCTCCGTTACGGTCGTCCCGTATCGGAGGTTAAAGGCTCCGTCGATGCCCTCGGCCTTAAAGCGCCGATAAACGACATATTCCATAGCTTACCCTCCCTTGAATAATTCACGATAGAGCCGCTCGACGCTCTGCTCCATGTGGTACGAGTGAAATCTTTTCATGTGTCCCCGCCATGACACGAGGGACGTTTCCACGTCCGCCGCCGTCATTCTGCCGGAGTCCACCCAACGCCGGAAAATGCGTAGCTTTTTCCTCATGTGCCGGATACCCTTGTACGTTGCCCGGCGGACGACTTTCCCGTTTGCGCCATATCGAAAGCGCACCTTGACGAATGTAAAGCCGCGCGTGAGCTTGATAATCTGCGTCTTTTTCGGATTGAGGCGGATACCGTGCTCGGCGCATAGCCGCCGGAGCTCCCGGAGGCAAATCTCGAGCTTTTCCTTTGACTCGCTGATGATACACCCGTCGTCCATATAGCGAGCGTAATACTTCATGCCGAGCACGTCCTTGATATAGTGGTCTATCCTGTTCGGCAGGGCGAGCGCGGCAATCTGCGAGACTTGGCTCCCGAGGCCGAGCCCCACGTCGCCGAAGTTCTGAATAAAATATTTCGAGAGCGCGACGAGGCGGTCGTCGATGCCGCTCCGCTCGAACTCTCGAAAAACGGGCTCATGCTGTGCCGTATCGAAATACTTTGAAAAATCGAATACGAGGACGTAGCCCTCCCGCCCGTGTTTTCTGTAATGCTCCGCGAGAAAGTGCGTCACCCGGGATACGGCGAAATCGTACCCTTTGCCGCGCAAGCTCGCTCCGTTGTCGTAAATGAATGACCGGGAGAGCATCGGCACGAGGCAGTAATCGCATAAGCACCGTTGTACGACGCGCTCGGAGATATGGACGCTCCGAATATGCCTCGGCTTTCCCCGCTCCACAATATCGAACTCGTAAAAGCCCTTGGAGCGGTATCTCCCGGCTATCAATTCCTCGTGTGTCTTTGTGACGTTGGCAAGCGAGGCGGCTTTGTATCGCTGTGTGCTCGCTTTCCACCCAACGCCACGGACGGAGGCGCGGTAGCTCTCATAGAGCCGCTCGAATGAGAAAACCGTCTCGAAATCTCCGTACTCCCGGAGCGCGGCGGCTTTCTTTGCCATTCTCGCGGCCTTGCGACGCTGATACCGTGCCTCGCGTCGTTCTGCGCTGTTCATAAAATAAAAATACCTCGTACATTTCTTTCTCGGCGTGTTGTCTAAAATGCGTAACGGTGAGCCATGAAAGCACGGAAAACACGCACTCCGCACCCATGCAAGGAGCGTCCGGCTAACCGTATCGCGGTATATGTTTGTCCGACGGCGCGAGGCCGTCAGAGAGGTTATATTCCCCTTTTATATGGGGACTGCTTTCGCTCCGTGAGGAGTTATTCGGTCTGCCCCGTGTCGATATAAAATCCGGGCGCGAAGCCGAGGGAATTGTTCGCGTTGTTGTTGTTGACTGTGCCGTCGGTGTTCACATTCACGAAATTGTTGGAGTTGCTCGCATTCGGGGAACGGAGCCACCAATTAGCGGCGATGCGGAATATAACCTAATCACTCGGAGGATTAAGCTCGCGCCTTATCGCTCCTCTTGATTTTAGAGATTTGCGAGAGCTCGTCCGTAATGAGCTTTACCCACTCTTTGAGGACGTTCGGCGGTATCTTCTCATGGTTGACGGTCATATACGCGAGGTCGAGCACGTCGAGCATCGAGTTATAATAGCCCTGTGCCGTCTCGTAATACTCTTTCCGCCGTTGGATGTTCCGGCGGCGTATCTCCTCGGGAGATTTCTCGTCAACGTAAATGAGGTTTGCCGTCTTTATCATGCGATAAGCCTCTCGCGCCGCGTTGTAGAGCGGCAAGGAAAAATAAAAGGTGTAGCTTTTCGGCAGGATGCGGACGCGGTTGTATGTGAATACATAAATCTCGCGGGCGAGGTTGATATACTCCGCCGGGCTTTCGCCGCGTCTTGATTTTGGTACGGACATTTTCTTTCCTCCTCGCCGACTATGCGCCCATTGAGGGCGCAAGTCTCGATTTCCGAATTATACGCAAAAGCCGGGCGCGAAGCCGAGGGAATAGTTCGCGTAGCGGTCGTTGACTGTCCCGTCGGCGGCCACACGCGCGAAAGCGAAGGAGTAGCCCGCAAACGGAGAACGGAGCCACCAATAAGCGGCGGTACTCGTGCCGTTGTGCTTGTACTTGATTTTGCTATTCCCGGCGGAATAATAGGCGTACTGCGCTTGTTTGTTCTTCTCGTTCGTGTTTCCGTAGGAAATGCTACCGAAAACCTCGAACTCCGAGAGGAGGAAAAAGTAATCCGTTGTCGCCGTGACGTAGCTCGCCGTCGAGCCGCCGCCGTTTGCCGTATTGTCCGTGTACTTGGTAACGGACTTGAGGACGGCACGGAGCGCCGCCGGAATGACTGCAATAATCGTCCCGGAATAGCTCGAGAGGCTCGTCCCGCAAATGTTTGTACGCATTTGCGAGCTCGCCCAGCCGCCGGAGTTCGTTCGACTGCTGTTCATGGAGAAATAGCCGGTTGTCGAAACGTTCGAGTTATAGGAGCTGTCGCAGAGGCAAACGTCCGTACCGCCGGTTAGGGCGGTCTTTGCAAGTTGGAAATGGATACGGTTTGTACCCTCGACGCTTGCGTTATGGTTAAAGCCGATAATGAAAGCGTAGGTCGTGACATTCGAGAGCGAGAGCTTTCCGACCGTGCCGTTAAGCGTGACCGCCTTTCGGTCGCCGATGCTCCAATAGTTCGCGCCCTGTCCCGCGTCGGAAACGGACTTGATAACGCTCCACTCGTTATTGTTGAGCGTAGAGCTTACGAAAGAGAGCGTCAGCGAGTAGGAGGTTGTGCCGGAAACGACATTGACGGAGCCGCTCGTCGTCTGCCCGTTCTTTGTTGCCGTGACCGTGTACGCCCCCGTCTCCGTGACGGTGAAAACCGCCGTCCCGTTGCTCGTCTTTGTGGCGATTGTCGTCCCGCCCTTTTTCAGCGTGACGGATGCGCCGGAGTCTACGTTGACGGTAATCGTCGCGGAAAAGAACGTCAGCGCCACCGCGTAGCTATCGACGACGGAGACGTTTTTCGTGTCGGACGTTTGCCCGTTGAGTGTGGCCTTTACACTCCATGTACCGGCCTCCGGCAAGGAGAGGACGCACGAGCCGCCCGCCGCCGTGCCGTTTACCGTTTTCGAGCCCTTTGTCGCCGTGACCGCCGCTCCGCTCGTAACGGATACCACGAGGGAGAGCTCGACTCCGGGCTTGCTGACTGCGTTTGTTCTACCAAACATTTTTAACTCACCGCCTTAATACAAGTAATGCTCTGCACCGTGATAGCCGCCGTCGGCTTTGTCGCGGCGTAGATTTTGACCGTCCCGCTCCCGGATAGAGCAACCGGCGCAAAGTTTCCGCTCGCGGCCTCTGTCGCACCGAACACGACCTCGGGGACGTGGCTCGCCGTCACGCCGGGGCAGGCGATAGAGGCGGCATAGGGATACGCCGCGTATGTGCTGTCGCTCACCCATGCAGAGGCGGCGACGGACACGCCGGAGAAAATCTTTACCTCGGCGTATCCCGCGTGAGCGTGGGAGGCGTTGGCAAAGTCTCCCGGCTTTTTCCCGGAGTCGGTCAGATTGCCGGAGGAGTCGAGCCCGGCGAAGTGTCCCGCCGTGGCGGAGCTCACCTTGTCCGCCTTGCCCGTGTGGGTATGGCTCGCGTCGGCGAAGTCCCCGGGCTTTTTCCCGGAGTCGGTCAGATTGCCGCTTGCATCGAGCCCGGCGAAGTGTCCCGCCGTCGGAGAGGCGGCTTTCTCTGCCTTGCCCTCGTTGAGCTTCTTAATATTTTCCTGCATGGCGGTTTGGTCTGCCGCCGTGAAATATCGGGCGATAACGTCGCCCGCCGACCACGCCCGGGCGGTCGTGCCGTTCTGCGCTCGCGTGACGGTGAGCACGTTCCCGTTCTTTGCGGTCATAAGCACCGTTTCCGCCGTGGAGCCGTCCGCTCCAATCGTGAGCAAGTTCGGAGCCTCCGGCAGTACGGAGCCGTCAACGACGTTTACGGTCGTACCCGCCGCCGTCAGCGCGCCGGAGAGCGAAGTCTCCGGGGAGTTGGCTTGCGCCGGGTACATTGTCACTAATTCGGACATATTCTTTCCTCCTTTTAGTAGTCCCCGCCGCCGCGAGAATTACAGAATGTTTGAGCGAATACCGCGCCCACGATACGACTCATGTTATCGGGTAGTATCTCTATCGAGTGCCACGAGTTACGGCGTATCTTCCCGCTCGAGTCCGTGGCGAGATACTTCACAATGTCGATATTGCTATACGAGGACGGCGCGGGTATCTCTTTGCCGTCTACCTTGATAGTCGCTTTCGAGGCTCGTTGTCCCTCGTAGATGCCGAACTCGATAGCGTGGGTATGGTCTTTTACGGTGTGGGTATGGTCTTTCACCGTATGCGTGTGCGCCCTTACCGTGTGCGTATGGTCGTAGACCTCGTGTGTATGTGCGGAAATCCTGTGCGTGTGCGCCGGATGCGTATGCGCGCCCGACCAAATGAACGTCTCGTATCCGTCAACGGTTTTCCCGTCGCTTGTCGTTGCAAGGCGGGCGTGTTGAGAAATGCCGTGGTTATGCACGGCCTGTCCGTTCGTCTCACTCGGGAGCACGTTCGAGGACTCGAGCGCCGTTCCGCCGGAGGTCTGCCCGCCGCCGGAGGAGGTCGTAGAGCCGCCGCCGGAGCTCGTCGTCTGTCCGCCGCCGGAGCTCGTTGTCTGCCCGCCGCCGGAGGAGGTCGTTTGTCCACCGCCGCCGCCGATAGCTTTCTCATACGCCCGGAACGCCTCGAACTCGATATTGAGGAGCATTTTGTTAATGCGTACCACCGAGTCGGAGATATAGAGTTGCAGTTTCGCCGGATGCGTTGCGTCGGCGTTATCCGAGAAATTATAGATTTGTTGGTTGGTCGCGCCCTGTGCGTATGTCTCGGAAATGAGGGCGCGGCTCTGCAAGTCGGAAATACTGCCCGCTATATCCTGCGTCTTGTTGGCAATCGTTACCGTGACGTTTCCCGGGTCGCCCTCTGCGTCCGCTTTCTCAACGCGGACGATGCGGGTACGGAGGTTAATTCCGTCGGCCTCGTCCACGACGCGGACGATTTCGCCCGGGCGGAACTTTGAGAACTTGTCGCCGGTCAGCCGGTGGAGGTCGATAGCGCCGATTTCATAGCTCACATACGGCTCCTTGAGCCCGGCGAGTATCTGCTCGGCGTATGCCTTGAGGTTTTCCGCCACTTGATACCGCGAGTCTACGAGGATAGTCGAACACAAGCCGTATCGCTCGATGCTTAAAGCGTCCTCGACGTATGGAACGCCGCCGTTCGCCGACTCTATCGTCAGTTGGTTTACACCCTCGCCGTATCCGAGCGCATAGACGCGGTTTGCGATACTGGTCGCGTCCGTCGTCTTTTTGATGTTCGTCATATTCTTTGCGTATCGGATTTCGCTTTTGAGTGCCTCCGTCGGCACGGTGAGCGAGAGCGTCCACGGGTAGACGGTCGTATCCCACGACCAAAGGTATTCACTATCGAAGCACTCCGGCACGGCAAAGAGCGCCGCGAGGAGCGTCGAGTTTTCCCAATTATATTCAAAATAGCGTTTGAAATCGCAAGCCCCGAGTTTCCAGTTTTGCCGGGTCTGCCGGGCGAGAATGTAATTGAGAACGTCGGCAGTCTTTACGCCGGAGCCGCCGCATTGATGATACTGAAAGAGAACGTCGGAGAGGAGCGTAGCGAGGACGTGCTCGCAATCATAATAGCGAGTCGCGCCGTTGCTCCGCTCCATATCCTCCCCGATGATGCGGAAAAGGTCGATACGCTCGTCTCCGTCGAAAATCTCGACGAAGTTCAGCGGCGTACAATAGGCGTTTTTCGGGTCGTCCGCCGGGAGCGTAAAGGTCGCCGTCCATAGGGAATTAGTCTCGAGGCCGTAGCCGACGGCGAGCGCGTTGTCGAGGTAGGCGAGCCGCTTCATATCGCGGTTGAAAATCTGCGGCTTTGCCATTATAACCACCTATCTTTCCACAAGATTTTAACGTCTGCGGTCGTGCCGCCCTCGACGATAATATCGTTCTCGCCCGGTTGGAGCTTGAAAAATGCGCTATCGTCGCTCACGCGGTCGATGATGTTCGCGCCGTTGAGCGTTACGGTCATGTGCTCCGTGTCGATAATAAGCTCGTCTCCGGCGACCATGTTCACGCCCTCAATTACCATAGTGACGGAGCCGTAGGTCGAAACGCCCGTACCGCTCGCCGTTGCTACGGCCTCCGCAAGCGCGGAGAAAAAGAGAGTGCGGATATAGTCGCCGACGCTCCCGGCCTCCGCCTCCGCAAGCGCGGAGGGGAGGAGGACGCGGACGAACACGCCGGACGCGGTAGCGACCGCCGCCGCCGAGCCGTCGAGGTATCGAATGATTTTCAGCGTCGCCGAGGTATCCGTCTCCGCGTTCGCCGTAGCGAGCCACTCGAACACAATGGACGTTGTTCGGTTGTACGTCGTCTTATTGTACGGAGTGCGGTTATACATTTGCTCGCCTCCTCGTTATGCCAAAGTGCAAACGATAGCCCCCGCCGATACCGTGATAGCGTCGCCGTTGAGTACGTTCTTGCTCCGGGTAAAGGAGCCGTACCAAAGCAAATTGCCCGCCGTCAGCGCGTCATAGATGCCCCAATAGGCCACCGTGCCGAGGTCTGCCGTCAGAGTGCCGAAGTCAACGGGCGCGGAGTTGGAAACCTGTTCTTTGCCGGACACGAGGGACGGCGCGCTAAAGTTGATAATCTTTCTCGCGTATCCGCCGCCGGATACCTCCGTACCCGTGCCGGATGCCGTCGGGTCGGTGAGGAAAAGAGCGAGGTAGTACGTCCCGCTCCGCAAGGACGTATTCAAGAGAGTGGATGCGTGGACGTTAGATAATGCGCTCATAGTAGAAACCTCCTAATTTTTTAATTTACCTTGAGCCGTGTTATCGTCAGCGTTTGGATATTACCGCGCGCCGTGATATAGATTAAGCCGTCCGTTTCCTGCGTCCCTCGGACGTTTACCGCCTCCGTATGAGGCAGAGAGACGGATTTCACGTCCTGCTGATTGTAGCGCAAGGACTCGGCGAACGGCTTACACAAGAAACGTACCTCGCACGTCCCCGTAACGGCGATTTGCTCGATAGAGATACCGCCGACGACCTTTGCGGAGTACGCCTTTTCGGGCTCGTCGTCAAATACGAGCAAGCCCTCGCCGGAGAGCCATTCCGCAACGGCGCGCGCTCGCGTTCTCACGCCCGCGTAATGGTAGCCCTCGCCGACGAAAGCGACCGTGCATACGATTTCGCGGTTTTCGTAACCGTCCTCTATGTCGTATGTGCCGCTCTTGCCGGGTATCGTGTATTGCGTTACCCGTTTCGCGGGGAGGAGTGTTCGGTCTGTGGATTTGAACACGACTCCCATATCCCCGCTATGCTTGTTGTCGAAAATAAAACCCATGCTCACGCCATAGATACCCCCTTGCTCCGCGATTTCGATTTCTGCATATTGTAGAGCTCGCGGGAAATCTTCTTTACGTCCGCCTCCTCACGGACGACGAGCTCCGCGATATGAAAATGATTTACGACGTTTGTATCTCCGCCGCCGGATGCCGCCGCACCGCCGCCGCGCCCGGTCAAGTCCGCCGGGACGGATGCGGAGACGGCCTCGACGGTCGCCTTTGCGGAAAAGCCCGTTTCGATTTCCCCGATAGAGCTTTTGAGCTTGTCGTTTACCGCCGCGAGCCCGGAGTCTACCTCGGCGAGCATTTCCTCGCCCATAGCTCCATAGGCTTTTACGGCCTTGCTCTTGTTCTTCTCAATGCCGACGACTGCGCCCTCGACGTTCATTTCGGACACCCACGCCATTTTTGTGCTCGGAGAGTGAATGCCGAAAAAGTCCGTAATGC